ATCTGAAGTCGGGCACCTGGGAAGCCTCCGAACGGCAAATCACCCTCAGGAAAGCGCAGCGTGCAACTGGTGTAACGCTTACCGCAAACATCGTTGGCTTCAGTCGTCGGGTTGTTGTTGATGTCGAAGTATTTGGTGCCTTTGTAGCCGCAAGTGCTCTCCTCGCGATACACCCACGGGCAATGCTCCATCACTTGACGACGTGGCAGCGCAACATTGATCAGATCAAGTTTGCTAGCCAGCTCGAACTCCACCAGCTGAGGATTTTCAGTGGCGACTCGATCGATGTAGTAAATCTGATCCTCAAACTTCGCTGTAGGGTCAGCTGTGGCGTTGGTGCCGCCCGTAAAGTTCACAGCATCCAGGAACTTTTTGCAGGTCTGGATTCGAGTGACCTTTGCTTGCAGCGGGTTGTAAAGCAGCAGCAGGGCCGAGATGGCATTGCCGACGTTGGCAATCCGCATCGTTGGCCGGGGCAGCACGCCTTTTGTTGAAGCTTGAAAGCCTTCCACCTCAATAGCCGTGGCTGCATATTCCTGGCCTGCGAACGTAACGTTCGCGGTCAGCTCATTCGTACCAGCGTGGTAGTAATACGTCTGATCGACGCCGTTGACGGCCTCGGTTAGCTCCAGCTGAAACAGCTCGATGATTGCTGACGGCTCAAGCGACTGCAGCTGCTCTTGGATCGACTGCGGCGTGCTCATGCTTCAAACACCTGCTCAAAGGTTGTGGTCAGCTGAACGCGACCCTTTGTAGTCATCGTCTTGTTCCAAGCCCTGCAACGAACCTTAATGCTGCTGCTCTCACCTGGCGGCGTAAAGGTGAACTTCTCAGTGCCACCACGGGCATCTAAAAACGTCTCAACGGTGTCTGATTCCGTCTCAGACAGGTTGTACGTCAGGCTAAACGACTTAGGGTTTTGGTTGATACCCAGGCTGCCCACCTGTTCATAACCGCTGCCAAACCGCGCCGTGCGAGTAATCGGCTGGCTGCTTTTCGTCGTGCCGTATGCAGGCTGCAGGTTGACGGATGAATCCCAGCTAGCGGTCATCGGCTCAGAAGTCCTCCAGGTCGCTGTTGCTTGATTATCTCGCCCTGAACAGCAGCGCCAATAAGAGCGCCAAGCTGACGGGACGAGCCTTCATCGCCCTGCACGCTACTGCCGGTTGCATCGACGTTCACGACGACATTTGCGCCACCGCCACCTAGCTGGTTGTTAGGAATGACAGTGCCGCTGCTGCGTGGGATGAACATCTCAGGCCCACGCTCTCCGACCATGTATGCCCTGCCTGCTTGGGCCGGGCCACCATTAGCAAGGAAGCCTGCGAACAAGCTGCCAAATAATCCAGATCCTTTAGTCAGTGTGCCGGTCAGGTTGCCGAAGAATATCTGGTTACGAATCAACTGCAGAAGTTGATTTTGCAGATCTGTGAACACACCTGTTACTACTTCAGCAAAAGACTTTGTGCCATCGATTGCGGCCTTTAATGAGTTAACAACCCCGTCGGCAATCGTGTCGCTAATTCCTTGGTAAATACCGCGAATCTGCTCCAGTCGCTTCTTCTCTGCGGCATCTGCCTTTGCTTTTGCCTCTGCTGCGTCTTTTAGACGTTGAACTGCCCTGTCTCGATCATCGTTAAGAGCTTGCTCAATGTTTTTTTGCGCAAATGCAATTTCTAATTGTTTTATATGCTCTTCAGTGAGTTCATCTCCGATTAAAGCTCGATTTGCTTCAACATTTTGAATATCTATCTTTAATTTCAACATATCTTTTTCTTGTTGGGTTAACCCAGTCGCTAAAGTTGCCTGCTGCTTAAGATTTGCAATTTGTCCTTTAGTTGCTTCAACTGCGATCTCTTCTGGAGTTTTGCCTTGCGTCCCGCCAGTTCCTCCTCTTGCTGACAACAAACTGGGCAACGTTTGTACTGTTGGCGCATTAACCGTTGGGCCTCTTGCCCCTTCGACCATGCGCTCTACCTCTCTATTTATCAAATCGTTTGTTATTTGTGAAACAACCGAAGACGCTGAGCCCGTATATGTCTTGCCAAGGTGCCTTACAACGACTTGGCCTGCGCCAAATGCTCCGCCAGGCATTGGCCCGGCAAACCTCATGACTTCCTGTTCCGCCTCTCGCTTAAACCCCTGTTTCTGCTGATCAGTCAGCGAAGCGGCAGCAAAAGATCGATTGATGTTGTCGACAAGGTTAATCGCAATCGTTAGGGCACCCCGCAAAAGGGGCGTCAGTTTTTCGCCTATTTTTTGGGCTACACGTTCAATTTGGTCAGCCAGCGTGCTGAACTTTCCTGCCAAAGTTTCTGATTGAGCGATTGCACCGTTGGCATATTTGCCACCTGTATTGGTGATATTTTGCAGCGCCACGTTTACCGCATCTGCGCTGATTCGACCGCCTTCTAAAGCCTTGCGGAACTCATCCGCAGTAAAACCATACATCTTTACTAATTCATCCTGTAACCCAATTCCACGCTCTTGCAGTTGCAGCAGCTCTTCGCCTTGGAGCCTGCCTTTAGCTTGGATCTGACCAAAGGCGGTCGCAATGCCGCCAAGCTCAGCGCCAGTTGCACCGGCAACGTCAGCAAGTCGCTTAGTTACGTCAACGACCTGTTCCGTTTCAAAGCCAAATGCTTTGAGGCGTTTCGCAGTCTCGATCAGTTCTGCGCTTGTGAACGGTGTTACAGCGCCGAACTGCTGCAGCTCTTTGATGATCGTGCGCGCGTTCCCAAGCGAGCCAGTAAGGACCTCCAGGCTTTTAGTTTGACGCTCAAGTTCCGCCGTTTTAAAAATCACAAACTTAAACGCTTGGACTGCGGTAAAACCGACAGTAAGGGTGCGAACTGCATTGCCAAGTTTGCTTACACTTTTTGATGTTTTTTCTGCTGCTCTGCCTTGACGTTGTAAACCAGCAGCCGCCGCTTCCGCAGTAGTTACAAACTGACCGTTTACCTTCCTTGCACGCCCCGCAGCGTCAATAAAAAACTTCATTCCATTGGCCGCAGTCTTTATTTCGCGACCAGACTTTGTTAATTCAGCCGTACTTTTTTTTGTTGCAGCTTCTAGTTTTTTAGTCTCGGCAGTAACGCGCTTAAGCGGATTGATTGCCTTCGAGGCGTCAACGATAAGCTCAACACTGGATACTGCCACGGCGACCTAGCAATAAGCGAAGTCTACCGCCGCCCTTGCTTTGCGCGCTGCATAGCTTTTTCTTCCATCTCCGACTTCAGCTCATGGAAGGCCGCAAAATGCACCAACTCGTCATCTGTTAGCTCAGTGCGAAGCCTGCTGACCGTCATCCCTAGTTCGCAGGCCAGGTGGAACTCATAAAAGACCCACTTGTCCTGCTTCAGTCGTTTTTTGCGTCTTCAAGGCTGGTCTCTTCACCGAGGCCAAAGACAAATAGCTCAACCTCATTTAGGACAGACTCGGGCAGCTCCCGTTGCAGCTTTGCTGCATCAGCCGGAGCAAACGCCTTAGTGCCATCTTCCAGCTCGGCAAGCTGGCAAAGCATGTTTGTGCTGATGTCTAGGGCTTCATCAGAACCAGCAAGATTCTGCGCCCGTTTGCGATCAGCGCGGGTGATCGGCTTGAAATAGAGATCGATGATCTTTTCCCCGTCGCCGTTCTTTAGCTCAAACTTGCGACGCTGGTTGAGATCAAACGCCCCAACCAGCAGATCAACCGTTCTTTGAGTCGCAGGCATCAAATACCAGAGGTGATAGTACCGTTTGCAGTGAAGTTGATGGTTACAACTTCAATCTCGCCAACGGTAGCACTGAACTCTGCGTTGGTAACTAGAGCAGCAAACGACAACTTTTTGTCGCCGCTTTCATCTAGATACAGCTCAAAGTTAGCGTTAGCCGGATCTTCGACAGTAAGCGCCTCATTGAACAGGTCGAGCTTGTCGCCTGCGCTTGGTGCGTCATAAAGTACCTCGCAGGAGCCAGTGCCACTGACCAGTCCACCGACATAAGCGCGGAAGGTGTCACCGTGGTCGGTAACTTCCAGCTGCTCTTTGTCGATTGACATTGACCAAGACCGCACGGCTGCGATCTCGCTAAGTGCTGCACCTGCTGCGTCCTTGTCGAACTTAACGGTGCCCTGTTGTCCTCGGTAAAAAGCCATGATCAGATAGCGGTGGTGATGGAGCCGTTGGTCACGAAGTTGACCGTGATGATCTCGATTTCACCCACCGTGGCGGAAAGCTCAGCCGATGTCACCACGCCATCGAAGGTGATCTTTTTCGAGCCACTGGTATCGAGGAACAACTCAAACAGCGCGGTGCCTTCGTCGGTTGCGGTGTTGATGTGATCGATAAATGCTGCCGTCTCATCAGAGGACGAAGCGGTGTAGATCACCTCGACGCTGCCGTTGCCGCTGATAATTCCACCAACGTTTCCTGCGTAGGTGTCACCCATCACGGTGGTTTCCAGCACCTCTTTGTCCAGTGTCAAGGACCAGGACCGGGTGCTAGTGATTGCAGAAGCGGAAGAGCCAGCGTCGTCGAATTTGACGCTTCCCTCCTCACCGCGATAAAAGGCCATGGTCAGAGTTCCTCGATAAATTCAAAGGTCACACGGACCTGAGTTGAAAAATAGCCCTCGGGAGCTGGTGAAACCAGTGCCTCTGGACCGACGGGAGCGTCGAAGTAAACCCCCGACACGTTGACCCTATTGTAAAGGTCTCGAACGCGCTTACCAATCACATAATTAGCGCCGGGGCCAACACCCTTGGGCGTGAAAATGTTGAACAGAATCAACCCTGTGATCCGATTGTCGGAATCGGAAGTGCCACCGAGGCTCAGATATTCGTTGGCTCCGAAGGCGGTCAGGCACTGCACCCAGGAGCTGTTTGGCGTCGGCTCGTAGGGCATGTTGTTGAACACGACCGGCAGCACGGGGCTGCCAGCAAGTTCGGTGGCAAGACGCCCTTCGATCGTTGAGCGGATCGAGTTGAAATCAGCAGCGGCCATTATCTGCGTCTCCGCCTGATGTCATTCACGATCTTAGGCACGTCCTTTTCGGCTACCTCATCGGCGATTGACTCTGGATAGCCGGGGATCGTGCCTCGCTTGGTCCGATACTTACCGCCCCAAGACTTAGGCAGGTTCTCGCCCATAATCACGGGCTGTGCATAATCGAGCTTGTTAAAGACACGCCCTTGCAAGGGGTTATCCATCGTCTGCTCCCACGCGCCAATCAGCACCCCGCTATCAACAGGTGTACCGATTCCGCCGCGTTTAGCGGCTTCGTACAGCTTCAACTTGCCATGAAGCGCAAAGGTCGTTTTCTTGACGACCTGCTCAACCTCTTCTCTGCAGAAGTCGCCGATGTCTCGGATTCGGATGCCGCGAGCCATCGCTATGCCCTCAAGATCAGCTCGTAAGTGATCGCCGTGTTGTCTTGGTCGATCGTCTGCACTTCGATGATCTGATGCACCACACTGCTGATCACCACGCGGTCTTTGGTCCCAGGTGCCGTCGCCAGCTCTTTGGCCGCGACGATCAGCCGTTTGTCGCTGGCCTGCACAAGGTCGTTGACCTCGCTCTGCCTGATGTTCTGCACCACGCCTTTGATGGCGGTGTCGCTTTCGGTTTCCCCGATGACGCCTGTCGTCGTGTTGTAGCTGCCAGCCGTGACGTACCGAATCGTCACATCTGCGCCCAGCGCGTCGATGACGTTACCGGCTACTTTCTCCAGCGACTGAGCAAGTGCCATCAGAGGTTATAGGCAAGGCAAGCGCCACTGGTCAGCGTGATGCTGGTGATGATTCCGCAAATCTCAGTGTCAG